AAAGAAAGGCCGACATTGCGCCGGCCGTTAAGGGTATTACTGTCTGGTTATCTGAGCCCTCTAAAGGCGTTGGTGCGTAGCACCTCAAAGCCGTCTAAGCAGACAGCTTTACGGTGTCACTCAGTTGGTGGTTCAGGTAGTGGCATCCAGTGTGTCACTCGGTGCCAGATACCTTCACTTACTTCAAATCGCGGCTGACGACCTTTTTCAGTCTTTGCATAGGCATTAATACGATAACTGCAGTTTCGTATGGCCCAGCCATTCCACCCGATTACGCTTTCGCCAACTTCAGGCATCCGTTCACTACATTTAATCCACTCCATCCTCTCTCTCCTGTAGTGGTTACTGGCCCAATGCCTTATCAATGGCTGCCTGAGCCGCTTCTACTTCTTCTGGATATTTATCGTTCCAGTTTTGCTTATGGGCCTTGCTCAGCATTGCCTGAATCGCCTCAAGAAGCTCAGGCGCCGCCTCTGCTAAAGTGGCGTTAGCTATCACTTCACTCTCGGAGCACCCATTTCCTGAGTAGAATCCAGCTGAGAATCGGTTCTCCTTATCCACAAACCTTGAAGTGCTGTCTTGTAGTGCATAAACAGTCCTTCCTTCCCTCAACCACGGCCCTGGCGTTCCCTTGAACTCACTCATACAACCCCCTAAACAAACGCATAAACACACACTCCCATAACCGCAAAGACTGCCCAGCCTAGCCAAAAATTCTCAGTGGATATCATGGGAGCGCTCCCGTAAAAAGGCTGCGAGTTAGGCAGCCTCATAGTCGATGACTTGATGCTCCGCTACTTGCAGGGCGTGATATCTGGTGAAGCCAGCGCCGATGAAATAGCTGATCTCCCCATCTCCGTGATCGATAACCGTATAAGCGTTTTCTATCGTCTCTTCCGTGCCGTTTTCGTACTTGATTTTCAGCGTTGCCATATCACCTCGCCGTTACGATGTCTTTTGAGTTGCGATGCCCAGCAGCAAACTGCGCCACATCCGGCAAACAACCCGACCCACTCTCATGCTTACTACGCAGAGAAGGGGAGTTGATTGGTGCCGGGAATATTTAGCCACGCCCGGCCGTGGTTCTCGTGTACCCCTACAGCGAGAATCGTGTAAAATCTCATCACCCCTACAGACACATGGATTTAGAAATGGATATTCCAGATATGGTTTTCCCAATCAGCCTTACTCACCCGATTAAGATTTCTCTCGACCCCAATACAGGAGAGCTGGTTTTTGAATGCCATCAAGTGATTGGTGACAGGAGCCACCTGGTTCGTTTTCTGATGGAGCCGAAGGCAGCACTAACGCTGCTGTCCGTACTCCCTGAGATTGAAAGAGTCGGGGCTCATATAATCGAAGAAAAAGCCAGGCAAGGTTCCTTGCAATAAATTTCATTTTCACCTCGATCTAAATCAACGGGATGCTCTTGCCGCGCATTTTCTGGCGCGCGTTTGTAATCTGACCGAAAGGGTTTTTAACCTTCCGGTACTCTGGATTCTCACGGGTTACTGCTTCAGGGACCGGCTTAACGCGCAGGTTCATTTTGTAGTCTGTGCATGAAAGAGCTTTGCAAACCCTCAAGACTGGCTCGCTTGTCAACCTTGAATAGGCTGATTCAATCTTTCTGGCATATGCGTCACGCTCAATTTGTTCGGCTGATTTGCGCGCGTTATACGCAGCCATACGGCGAAGATTTCTGTTCATGGGTGTTCCTCAATGAGTGCTTGGGTGGTGTGGTGCCGTGATGCTGATCTCCACGGTTGCGCTTTTGCACGCTGCATTTCACCTAACCCCGAAGCACTCGCCTCGGCCTGTGTATTCACAGGGCTAAATTTTTAAAGAGCATCGACATCCTGTCGTTTGTTGCTGTGCTTCGTGCTGATGGGATAAACTTTATCTCTATGATAAATTATTGGCAATAGCAAAATGATAAATTAATGATGATTTGAGTTTATCTTTTTGTTCAATAAGAGGATTTATTTTTCATTGAGTGATAAAAATTGCATGTGATAGGTTGTTATATGAACAAATCTAAGGGGCGAAGCATGCGCATCGACGAAGAACGCCTACACATGGTCGTCTACGCCATAGGCCGGGTGGTGATAGAAATCAGAGCGGAAGGTAAATCAGTGAGTGATGCTGAGATTATCGAGAGGCTGGAGCATTACAGAAAGCTGGAGACTAATACGACCGGGAAGGGAGCTTACCGGGATGCGGCGGAGATGATCAGGTCAGGTGTGAAGCAGGCATAAAAAACCCGGCGCGATGGCCGGGTTAATTCACAGTTTTGATACCATTATATCTATAGCATCAAGGCAGGATTTTTTGTATGGGGCGTTTACCTTAACTCTTCTGTTCATTACTCTGACACTACCGGTTGGCAATATTGAAAATGGACATCCTTTTGCGAATGCCACCACGCCGGTAGTCTGAAAATCTTTAATATTGACAACGCCTTGCTCAACATTAGGGAAATCAAATATTTCAGGGTTACTTGTTAATAATTGTTTTATGTCATTATCAATTGAATTTAGTACCGCGGCATAGGCGGATGCTGGCCCCATGTATTGGGTAAGCCGATTCTTAGCAATCATGTGAACTTTAGGAAGAGGCCTGCCTACTGAGTTGAGCTTGTTTGCGAACGCATAAGAAGCATATATTTCTGATGGTAACTTTAGGCCATAAATCAATGAGAAAGCATTCTGTATGGCTCTTCTTGACGAGTCATCAGCCATAACAGGCAATATCAGCTTTTCAATCGCTGCCAGTGCTACCTGGGTGTAAATAGAAAAGCTTGGGTTGCAATCAATAAATAAGGCATCGTATTCACCCTCGAGGCCATCTAAAAGATCGTTAATCCAATCAATTATGCTCACCCAGGCATTTGTTCCGGGTATCTGTTGGTTAGCAAGCGTATTGATGGCGTTTGCCTGTAACTCTAAAAGCGGGTCACCGCATATCAAAGATATGTTGCTGGGAATTTGTTCGTTAAAAGTTCTTGGATGAGTTAAGTAGTCGTGTGAGTCGAAAGCTGGCTTTTGGTAAGGGGTCGGCAACCGCATCTGAAAGTAACCGCCGAGTGTACATCTGTTAGCAAGGTCATGGCGAGTCAGTAAGTTAACACTACCATTTCCTATTAGCCCCCCAAGAAAGAGTTCAGATAAGTTTGCTTGAGGACAAACATCAATTACTAAAACGCGCTCAAGAGGATGAACCTCAGCATAGCGACATATAGCTTGAAAAGATAAACTTGTCTTTCCTGTGCCGCCTTTGTTGTTCCAGATTGCATATTTTTTCACTATAGAACCCCTGGTTAACGATGTCACCTGTGGTAAACGATTCACCAATGGTGACATCGTTAACCATTTTGATCAAGTTCTTTGGTAAACCATTTACCAATGGTGACGCCGTTGACCAAGTAGTTTGCCCAACTTTTTGCCTTTCACCCAAACGCCTCTTCCGGCCACTGAGCCTCAGATCCCTTCGCCATCCACTCGCGGCACGTCATCGTGATCAACATAACGAGTATGCTTCACAATGGCAGAAACGAAGTGCATCTTCTCTACCTGGTCGGCATCAATTGTGATGGGCTTGTGCTCATTGTTGATGCTGGAAAGCACGTAGTTACCTTCACGGGTTTTAGTCATGACCTTGATCATGTTCTTACCTTCAGATGTTCTTACGAATACTTCATCACCTGAATGAACTGCTGTGTTCGGCTCTATGACAACAAACTCGCCTGAGTGAATCCGGGGAAACATGCTGTCGCCTTTGACTCTCAAGCCATAAGCATCCTTGTCAGCGCTGTAGATTTGCAGGAAACCAGCGCATAACTCAATCATATCCACCGAGCCATCTACCCCCATAATCGCTTCTCCGATTACAGGAACATAACCATCTCTAATCGAACCGGCAAACTCTAATTCATCATTTTGCGGATGTGGCTGGTGAATTGAGTCCATCCAGCCATTAGGTAATCCAAGCGATAACTCGATCTTCCTGGCAGTTCTGTCTCCGATATTTCTAAAGGAATTTTCACCCAGTAACTGGCTTAGCTGTGCAGCAACGAGCCCGCATTTTTCAGCAAATGCAGCTTTGGTTAACTTCCCACCCCTAGTGTGCTCCTCAAGAAGATGAGCAAGGTTGGCTTTTCTGATTTCTTTATTGTCCATGCTCACATTTTCACATCTTTTAGCACTGCGATAAATGCTCAAAATGATAAATCCATTTGCGCTAAATTTATCATTACGATAAACTCACCTTAGTTAGAAACAGAAGGATGATTTCATGCAGAACGATTTGCTGCGCTGGCGAAAGGAGGCAACCCATCAGGATTGGGTAAGCCTCGCTTCTTTAGCGAACACATCAGTTGGATACCTCGATCAGATTGCATACGGATTTCGCCGGGCATCACCAACTAAAGCTTCGGCAATCGAGGAAGCCACTAAGAAATTCACCGCTTACTCTGCGGTTAAAAAAGAAAGCTTAGTATTTGCTCCTCAGCGAGCAACAGCAGCTTAAGCAACACCGCTCTTTATCAATCTGGCCTCCCTCGGAATACCAGGGAATAACCCAAGTGACTTGCTCACCGCAATGTCACGTAACTAACAACACCATGGAAATTATCAGATATGGAACATGCAAATAACAGCAAAAGGATTCGTGAGGTAGAAAGCGAACTCAGATCACGGCTCGTCACGATGGGCCAGACGAACTTTGCAAAGATGGCTGGTTGGGCTGATTCAAAGGTCAGTCGTTTAAACATTCACGACATGGCTGTGACCTTCGTTCTTCTGGAGAAAGTCTGGGAGACAAGCTTAATCAGGGAAGTGGCTAGACAGGCTGTTGAAGCTGTTATGCCAAAGAAAAAGTCCGCACCTGCTCGAACAGATACGGACTCTCAAATGACCATTGAATTCTGACATTTCAACGGAGCAATTATACATGAAACCAGATAAGCAACAAAGCTTTAAACGTATGAAAGATCAGGCAAGAGACAACTATTGCAGCAGCTTCCAGCGGCTCTCAGTCTGCGGTCTGCGTCGTTGCCTTGAGGAGGCTAAGCAGCGAGCCAGGGAGAAGGGAGATGAGTAATGTAAGAAGTTTGGCCGAGGCTAGAGATGCCAGAGCCAACCATGACACGCCGCAACATGGCGGTAAGGGGTATGCCTTGCTGCACCGCAAAATCAAGGACCTTCCCTTCTACAGAACGGATTCTGAAGCTGTTCACCTGTGGATCCACATCATCATCTCAGCCAATCATGCCCCAGCATCAGTCAATACTGAATTTGGTGAAATGCTGGTTAAGCGCGGTGAATTCATTACCGGCCGTAACACACTGGCAGCGGAGACGGGAATCACTGGTGATCGCGTTAAATATCTACTCAATAAGTTCGAAAAGTTGAGCATGATAAGCCGTATTGCTAACAGGAAATTTACCCGGATCTCAGTCACAAAATACGACGATTATCAGCCAAATGTTGTGCCATCAGAGTGCCATCAGAGTGCCAACGCAATCCAGCGCACACCAAGGGATGCGGAAGAGGTTGTTCCAACAGAGTGCCATCAAAGTGCCACAAACAATGAATTACTAACTAATAACTCAATATCTAAAGATATTGAGTGTGCAACTTCCGGCAAAAAATCGTCAGAGCAAAAGCAAAGAATCTCCTGTGAAGAAATCTGGCAAACAATGCGTGAATGCGTTCCTGATGCAAGAGGCTGGAATGCACTTACTCCAAAGCGTCGGGCACTTATTCAGAAATTCTGGCGGGAAGTTAAACCTGTAGCGCGTCAGTTTGGTGATGAAACGCCTTTCGGTATGCAGCAGTTCAGGCACTACCTGAATTATATCCATTCCTCATGTCGCTGGATGTTTGAAACTCGAGCGGATCACCAGACCGGCAAGACCTGGCAGAAGAAGAATTATGAGTACATCCTGAGCGCTGAGATTTATGCCCAGGTACGCGAAGGAGAGCGTGATGACCGATAACATCCTGATGCCCCCTCACAGCCTGGATGCTGAGCAGGCCGTAATAGGTGGCTTGATGCTCGATGGCGGCGACGAGCGCACGCAGAAGGTTATGGCGATGCTCAAGCCAGAAAGCTTCTTCAGCGCCTCACATGCAATCATCTTCAAAGCCATTCGTGACCTGCTAACACGCAACAAGCCTATCGACCCGCTGACCCTTTCTGACGAGCTTGAAGCAGGCGGCAGCCAGTACGGTGGATTCGCTTACCTTGCCGAGATGACGAAGAACACTCCTTCCGCTGCTAACCTGGTTGCTTACGCGGCCGTGGTGCGCGACAAGGCAATGGAGCGCTATGCCATCAGCAAGCTTAACGAAGCCACTGAGCTGCTTTACAGCCGCAACAGCATGACGGCCGTCGAAAAGCTTGAGTCGATCACCATGCTCACAACTCAGATCAGCGACTATGCCAAAACCGGTGCGCGTCGTGGACTGCGTTCTTTCGGTGATGTCATGGACAGTTGGGTTGCCGACCTTGAAAAGCGTTTCGTCCCGACAGGAGAGCAGCGCGGCATGAGTACCGGCATCGCTTCACTCGACCGCATGCTTGCGCCAAAAGGGCTGGTTAAAGGCTCTTTGTTCGTCATCGGCGCACGGCCGAAGATGGGTAAGACAACACTTTACAGCCAGATGGCAATCAACTGTGCTGTTCGCGAGAAGAAACCGGCGCTGATGTTCAGCCTTGAGATGCCCGCTGACCAGATTCTGGAAAAGCTGGTAGGGCAGAAGTCCGGCATTAACCCAAGCATATTCTACATGCCGGCCACGGATGAAGCCGACGATGAATATCAGGGCGACTATGACGCAGATTTTACCCGCGCCACGGAAACCGCTAACCGCATGCGCGAACTTGACCTGCTCTACATCGATGACACGCCTGGCATGTCGCTGGCGCATATCGTTGCAGAGGCCCGCAAGGTAAAGCGCCAGAAGGGATGCGTCGGAATGATTCTGGTCGATTACCTCACGCTGATGACAGCCGAGAAGGCAGACCGCAATGACCTTGCCTACGGCATGATCACTAAAGGCTTGAAGAATCTAGCTAAAGAGCTGGGATGCGTCGTTGTGCTGCTGACTCAGCTGAACCGTGAGCTGGAGAAGCGCGTTAACAAGCGACCGTTACCGAGCGACTCACGCGATACCGGCCAGATTGAGCAGGACTGTGATTACTGGGTAGGTATCCACCGCGAAGGCGCTTTCGATGAAAACGTTCCGGCCGGTGAGACAGAGCTGCTTCTGCGACTGAACCGCCACGGCAACACAGGCACGGTTTTTTGTCTGCAACAGAACGGCGCAATTTACGATATGGACCAGGCTGCGGCACGAACTGAACGTGATGCACGGCAGCAGCCAGCCAAAGGCCAGAAACGGGGAGGATTTTGATATGAGCAAAGAATTACCAACGGTTGTTGCAGAGAACTTCATGACCATCGCGCCAGACCTGACGATCAAAGTTGTTGTTCTCAGTAACGGGCAGCGGGTCATCCCTGAAGAAGATATGAAGCTGGCGTGTGCATGGCTGGGAGTCGATTTATCCAGTGCTGAGGCTGATATTTTATTTCAGGAGAAATCACAATGAACAAGCTAACCGCTGAAGTCGCACGTCAGGACCTGAACCACCTGAAATCATGGGTAGAAACATGCGGAATAAGCATGAAAGAAGAGCGCTACATGCAGGCCCTTGAGATTGCACTCCCCATTCTGGAGCAGCAGGAAATGATAACGGATAGCCAGCCGGTCATAACGGATAGCGCTGGAATGATAATGGATAGCTTTGAGCAAGGTGAGGGAGAGTGGATTGATTGGGGTGGTGGTGAGCAACCATTACAGCGAATGGATTTTTGCGAAATCAGATTCAGGAATGGCGAGCAGGCATCCGGCATGGCTTATTGCTGGGTTTGGAATCATAGCGGTGAGAATGATGACATCATAGCCTACAAGATGATGGACTCACGCCAGCAGCCGGTTAAACCAAAGAGAGGGGGAGGGTTTTAGGATGATTTCTATGATTGGATCAATTCTAGTGTGGGTTCTCATTGTAATAGGCTGCTTAGGAACTTTTTTGTGCGCAATAGTAGGCCTAATGGTTTTAATAAATTTCCCTACCAAATTTCGTTAAGGAGCAACTCATGCGCCAACTAACCGCCAGTGAAGCAAGCAACGATGAGATAGAGCGGCAGAGTTTTAATTTATGGTTACGAAAGCGTGGGCTAAGTGAGAGCGGAGAAGTCAACTCTTGGTCTGGAAGGTTTGTATATGACTATCCAGTAATTGACGGGATGTGGCAGGGCTGGCAGGCAGCATTGAAAAGCAAGCAGGGGGAATATTGATACTACATACAGGATGGCAAAGGTTTCGTTATTGGCGTAGCCAAATCGGATTTGAGATGAGCTATTACAAAGTTAAGGGTGAGCTATGTAGTTAATCGACGCACTCATGACTCAGCCTGGTTTATTTCTTATGGCGGTAATTGCATTTGCACTTTATTCCGGAGGTAAAAACCTACCATGAACAACGTCATCCCACTCCGACCTGACCCACTCCGCAATCTCCACGAACTCATCGACACCATCCACGACACCAACCCTACACCAGAGCAGAAGCGCATCACTGATGAGGCTTTAGCGTTGGTGCAGAAGATGATTGAGATTCGTGAAGCTCCGGACATTCTCAGTACGCCGCAACACGTCATTGAGGAGAAATTTAATGAAAAATTCGGATTTAGAGAATGCATCACTGAGCTACAGGGTCAGATAAACAGGCATAACCTCGAAACCTTTAGAAGGAATTTTGACCGTGGAGAAGATGACCTTCCTGCTTCGTAACAGCAGCATCCGACAAAACTGCATTATCGCCATTCAGCAACTGCCCACCGACACAGACAAACCTCTGCAAGTAATCGTCCAGGAAGATACCCGTAGCCTTGCGCAAAACCGCATGCTTTGGGCCTGTGTGCATGACATTGCGAGTCAGGTTGTCTGGTATGGCAAGAAGCTGGATAGCGAATCGTGGAAGCATATCTTCAGCGCCAGCCTGAAAGGGCAGGAGACAGTGCCGGGAATTAACGGCGGATTTGTCGTGCTCGGGCAGTCAACCAGCAAGATGCGCGTAAGCGAGATGAGGGATTTAATCACATTAATCCATGCCTTCGGTGCCGAGCATAGCGTCAGGTTCAGTGATGAATCAGCGCATGCGGCAGAGTGGGCCAAAAGATGGGAAAAATCATGATAACGAAACAGTTAGCAGATGAATGGCTTAATTATGATCAATTAACCGGGATTTTTACTTGGAAGAAGAAACCAAAATCAAAGGCGCAGGCAGGTGACCAAGTTGGAACCACGTCACCATACGGCTATGTAATGTTAAAGGTAAAAGGCAAAAGGTGTGCCGCTCATAGAGTTGCATGGTTAATGCACTACGGAGAAATGCCTGGAATGATGATTGATCATATTAATAATAACCCATCTGATAATAGGATTTCCAATCTAAGACTCGCAACCTATCCACAAAATGGTTGGAACAGAAAGAGTAATAAAAACAACCTATGCGGGTTAAAGGGAGCTCATTTCCACAAGGCTACGGGTAAATACCGGGCCAGGATAATGGTTAACGGACAAGAGCATCACTTGGGTGATTTCGATAGCGCAAAAGAAGCACATGAAACTTACTGTAAAGCGGCATCTTTTTTTCATGGGGATTTCGCAAATTTCGGGAGTGCAGCATGAACGCACTGATAAAAACCATTCCTGAGCTTCTGGTCACCACCAGAGGCAATCAGACAAAGGTTGGCGAGATACTGGGCATAAGCAGGCATACCGTCCGCGAATACGCCAGGGTCTTCGAAGCCAAAAAGCATATAGTCATCAACGGCGTTCTGATGGTGGCACAGGGTAATCGCGGCATCAGAAGCAAAGGTGGAGACATTGAAAATCACACCCTTCGTGCATGACCCCTGCGACACCTCAACAGCCGACGAACTCCTTTCCCGATATAAACTCCGAAACATCCAGGCAACCAAGACGCTCGCATTCGACCCGCGTCTGTGGATTGTCACTGCGTTGTTACCAGAGTACAGGGAGGAGCCAATACCAACCAGACAGTATAAAAACCCAATGTGGAGCAGGTTATGAATTACAGCGAAATGAGTGATGTAGAGATAAACATAAGCGTGGCTCAGTTGATCTTCCCAAACAAAAAAGTAATCGGGAGCGCTTCTCGTCCGCCAAAGGCGCACATTGTGGGAGATGGCTTGAGGGCAGGATCATGGGTTGACTATTGCAACTCATGGTCTGACGCGGGGCCAGTTATCGAAAAGCATATGATTTGCCTTGCTGCAGATGTTTTTGCCGAGCCACAAGATGGTGGCAAATGGGTTGCGAGACCTGCTTATGGTTGGGACAAAGAGGCAGTAAGAAACGACAACCCTCTTCGGGCGGCAATGATTCTTTTTCTGCAATCCAGAGAAAATCCAAATGAATGATCGCTGCTGCCGATGTCACACAATCCTCACCTCAGAGGATAAGTATCACTACGGCGCTAACTGCAACCAGTGTGAATGCGATATCGAATGGGAGAAACATGAGGGACACAACCCGATCAAGTCAGCCTACTGGCGATGGCGCGCTATCTGCTACTGCCTGCGCGTTCTGCGGCACTACCCTGGCAAACTCACAGGTTTATTGCTGCACCGCCTGCGAGGTAACGCTGATGCTTGATCCCAATTACCGTTTATCAGGAGAAGACAATGGCTAAATTGAAACCGGGTTGCCGCGCCTTAATAATCGGCGGATTTTATAGGACTAATGATGGCAGCTCTGTGCTGGTTGAGCAGTATGTGCCTAATGGAGAGCCCTTTTATTACAAAGGTCAGAGGTATGCAGAACCGGTACCGATGGGCGATGCTTGGTTAATAAGCGGTGATATCGTGGTGCGGGATGGTGATACAGGCGAGGCCAGGCGTTTAGGATTCGGCCTGATGCCTGGTAATTATCTCATGCCGCTTGATGACGATTTCAGCCATGAAGTCGAGCAAAATAAGGAATTAACCCATGGCTAAAGGCTTAAAAAAGCCGAAGCCGAGAAAATGCAAAATATGTCCTGAAAAGTTTATCCCCCGCAACAGCCTTCATACCACCTGCTCACCTAAATGCGCCATCCAGTTAGCCACACAGCAATCAGAACGCCGGAAGTTACAGCGTGAGAAAGTTGAGCGCGCCGCATGGAATAAACGCAAAGCCGATGTGAAACCGTTAAGCCACTGGATAGCAATGACCCAGCGGGCCTTTAACGATTACATCCGGGCGAGAGATGGTGATGTCTGTATCAGTTGCGAGAGCACAACGGCGGTCAGCTACCACGCCGGTCACTACAGGACGACTGCAGCGGCTTCGCAGTTACGATTCAATGAGGACAACGTTCACTCACAGTGCGCATCCTGTAACACCCACCACTCCGGCAATATCGGACCATACCGCATCAACCTCATAGCAAAAATCGGCATTCAGCGCGTCGAGGCGCTCGAATCAGACAACAACCCTCACCGATACACCCGTGATGAACTGGACGCGATTAGAGCTCGTTACAGGGCTTTGACGCGTGCATTGGTTAAGCAGAGAGAGGCAGCATGAAGATTTCATTTTTTGGCATGTGGTCGATTTTTGGAATCCCTCATTTCATTAAAGGTAAAGCATGGGTTTTTTGGGAAAGAAGGCAGCTTTTCTTAGATGACAAACAGTCGCATGGACTTATAACCGCTTACAAATGGGCCAAAGGCTACATGCGCCAGTGGAGCATAAAAAATGGCTGATTACCTCAAATCCAAATGGCGGCGGCTTCGCATTTTGAAAATGCGCGGCATGGCGGAGATTAATTACCGGATTATCCGGCTGGAACTGAAGTTAAGAGGAGCTAACCATGGGGCTTGAAGCAACTGTTAAATACCATTATGCAAAGACGCAAAACTTCAGCGGAATGGCACCTCAGACGTCACCAGACACGCTTACAGGCACTGACTACATCGCCAGCATGGGTATGGCTATGTCACGCGCTCAGATGGGTTACAGCGCTTTTATGGGGAAGGTTGGGATAAGTGAGAGCGACGCCGCACGCGCCGTATCCCTGTTAACTGATTACGCTCTTCAAAACTGCGATAAGGTGGCCGCCTTACGCAAGCTCGATAAAGATATTAAGCGACAGGTAATGCAAACGCTCGCAAGTTTTGCATTTCTTGATTACTGCCAGAGCGCTTCAAGCAAGAAGCCTTGCAAATGCTGCAATGCCACAGGCTTCATCGATGCAGAAGTATTCACCATGAAGTCTCGATTTGGTACGCAAAGGCCAGGTGAGGTCACTGAGATTAAGCGTCTTGTGGAGCCTCTGCCTGAAAATACGGCTTATCAGGTGCGGGATGTTGAGCGCGTTCTCTGTCCTGAGTGCAAAGGGAAATGCGTGGTGTCATCAGCCTGCCGGGATTGTAAAGGGAGGGGTAAGGCGATGATGGAAGCGGAGAGCAAGCGGCAGGGCGTGCCGGTTATTGGTGACTGCAAACGATGCAGCGGGAGAGGCTTTGAAAGAATTCCCGCCGTAGAGGCATATCGCGCAATCAGTGAAATCACTAATGAAATCAGCTTGGCAACCTGGGACAGAAGCGGAAAGCCATTTTATGACGGTCTGATAGTGAAGCTTGAGATTGAAGAATCCTGGGCAGATGCGGCACTGAGAAAGGTTACAGCATAGCGCAATAAGAAATAGCTCAATATTTTCTAGTGGGCTATTTACTTTTCAGGAATCTGGGGATATGATTCCCAACAGTTGAAGTTCCGTCTGGTTGTTTACAGGCAAGAAACAGTTCCAATTGTGATAGTCAAAACGCCTTGCGGTCTCACCAACTGCGAGGGCGTTTTTGTTTGTGCAAAATCAGCTCTGGGCAGATATGCCAGGCAATTAATCGCGTTCGCGTCAGAGCATCTAATTACAAAGACCAGCCATAGAGCTGGTTTTTTCGTTTTCGCCCCTTGCCAATCAACGCGACCTCAC